GGTAATGTAATCAGTTTCACTGTCCCACATAATGCACCTGATACACTCTATTACTATTGCACTAACCACAGTGGTATGGGTAACAGTATCAGTGTAACGACTGATACAACTAAGGCAGACCCTTATGCATGGAAGTGTACTCTTGCTCTTCCATTAGTTGGTGTTGCGAATGATGTAAGTAATCAAATTAATAGTGGAAGCACGACAAAGGCCATGACTGCCGTTGGAAACGCGGCAGCATCTTCGGATACTAGCAATTTTTATGGTCGTAGTTTTGAGTTTGATGGCAGTGGTGATGGTATTACAACCCCAGATAATACTGACTTTGAATTTGGAGCTGGTGATTTTACTATCGAGTGTTGGGTAAAACAAGATACTACTAGTTCCTGGCGAGTATTTGTAGCAAAATATTCTGGTAGTGGTAATGGTGGTTTTTTTATGGGTCAAGAAGCATCAGGTAAACCTGTATTCATTAATTCAGATGGAACTACGTTTACTGCCACTAATGTTACAGCAAACAACCAGGAATGGTATCACATGGCTGTGTGCCGAGAGGGTAGTGCCACCAATTTGTACATTAATGGTGTTTGTGAAGCCACTGGCAACACATCCAATGACAGTGGAAGTAGCAGCAAGTTAACGATAGGATTTGAAAATGATCAATCAAGTAGTCCTTTTGATGGATATTTACAAGACGTTCGTATCTATAAAGGAGTAGCAAAATATTCTGGAACAACAGTAGGAACCCAGTATTTTGTAGTTCCATCAACCAACCCAAGTGTTCTCCCTGATACTCCATCAGGTGTGAGTGGTAGTTCTAAACTTGCCAAGATTACTGATGGTGCTGTGAGTTTTGATGGTACTGGTGATTACTTAATAATTTCTGATAATGCTGATTTTGAAATGGGTGCCGGTGATTTTACTATTGAGGCATTTTTCTACAACCAAGAAAATGCGGTTCAGAGTATGATTACAAAATATGGAGATACGGTTTCAACCAGAAGTTTTTGGTTAGGAACTTTGAGCTCCACAAATCCATCTTTTTATTGGTATAGTGGTGGCAGTTCATATTATATTAATGGAGGAACAGGAACGCTCCCTCTTAATAAATGGAGTCATGTTGTTGCCCAAAGAACTTCTGGTGACATTTATCTCTTTGTTGACGGTAAAGTAGTAGCATCTGCTACGGGAGCAAGCGGTGCATATTCTTTTAACGATACGAGTGAACCTCTTGTTATTGGTTCGGATAGTTATGCTAGTAATGAGCAACCTTTCCAAGGATTTATATCAAATGTTAGAATTGTAAAAGGAACTGGTGTCTATAACACAACTGGATTCACACCACCAACAGCACCACTCACAAATGTAACCAACACAAAACTTCTGTGTTGTCAGTCAAATACTGAACCAGGTCGTGCTGCTGTTTCTCCTTCTATTAGTGGTCTGAATAATGGAACCATTTGGAGTGACTATCTAACTACCACTCAAGGATTAAATTCCAGAGATTTCTATACTGCTTATAATTATCCAGCTACAAATTTATTTGATGGAGATACATCTAGTATAGTGTACGGTGGATGGATTGATGATTCTGACGATAATAGTGATCTCATATTCACTCCACCAAGTGGAATAACAGTTTCATCAAAACTTGAAGTTTATGTTGGATATTATAGTTTGATTAAAGTAAATGGATCAAACTATAACACAGGAGGACACAATACTGGACAAGCTTGGGTGACTGTAAGTGATGGATCAAACTTTACTGGAACTCTGAATGAATTAATTTTAGAAAATACGACTAATGCTAATGTTGTTAGAGCAGCTGCAATAAGAATTGATGACTCTACTATCTTGCTTGATCCAGTCTCAGTAAAAGGAAACTCAACAGCATACAACTTTAACGCATTCACAACTGATATTAACACGGTTCGTGGACAAGAAAGTGGTTATGCTACTTGGAACCCCCTATCGGTGAGAGATAATGTGACTTTCTCTGATGGTAATCTAACTTTAACCAACAGTGGTAGTGGATCTAGCGGTTGGAGAAATGTTGCATGTACTCAATCTGTCACATCCGGCAAATGGTACGTCGAAATGCTTACTGTTGGTAGTCAAAATGGTGGATTGTTCCTTGGTGTTTGTGAACTTCCATATGATCAGGGAACTTTTAATCCAGGATCATTTAGTAATAACTTTCCTGGAATGACTGCAAACAGTTATTCTCTTAATTGTTATAGTGGTGCAAAACGTACAAACGGTAGTGATTCAAGTTATGGTTCTGGTATGGCCGTAGGTGACCTGATAATGATGTGCCTAGACTTGGATAATGGTGCAATATGGTGGGGTAAAAATGGTATATGGTTTAATGGTGGGAATCCTTCAACAAACTTAAATGCCGCATTTACTGGATTATTGGGAGAGTTTGTTTTTGCTTGTGGAATATCTGCTAATGAAAAAATTGTTACAAACTTTGGACAAAAACCCTTCAAGTTCTCACCGCCTGATGGTTTCCAACCACTGAATTTTGCTAATACACGTCCAGTTAAAGTGATTGCTCGTCCTGATCAGTATGTTAAAGTGACGACTTATCCAGGAAATACAGACACTAGTAGACAAATTATTTCTGGTATGCAACCAGATCTCGTATGGTTAAAAAACAGAGATGATGCGACAGTCCATGGAATATATGATTCTGTAAGAGGAATTCAGAAAAGATTGAGTAGTGATGGTAACGGTCAAGAACAGACAGATAATGGAGTTTTATCTTTCAATAGTAACGGGTTTAATGTTGGACAAGTTGGATTATCAAATGAAAATGGATTTGATTATGTGGCATGGTCTTGGAAAGCAGGTGGAGACAAAAACACCTTTAATGTTGATGATGTAGGTTATGCAAGTGCCTCTAATGTCAATATGAATACTGGTGCTTTGAATAGTGTTGCATTTGATCAAAGTGCAACATGGAGTAATTCTTTAACTGCTAGTAATGGATTTATATCTGGAAGTTATGATGCTACCAAAGCATTTAACGGATCTACATCAGGTAACCATAGTGGCACTAATAGTGGTGGCACACTTACATTTTCTCCAAACCTGACAATTCCTGCTAACTCTATAATTGAGGTTTATTCTGGGTCAGCTGAGTCTGCATATATGGACATCACTGTGAATGGTGTTGCTAATAACTCAACTCCTGGTGGTAGATTCGTAAAAGTTAGTTACGATGGTTCTACAACACTGACCTCATTGACTGTTTATAGAACAGGTGGTGGTAATTCAGCTGATTTGCGTGGAATCAGAATTAACGGTAAATTACTAGTTGATTCTGGCGTGACTGTTAATGCTCCATCAATCGCTCCGGCTGGTTGTTCTGTTGGAACCAAGCAAGGATTCAGTATCATAAGATATCAAGCAAACAGTACTGCTGGTGCGTCTATCCCTCACGGACTTTCCCAAGCCCCTAATTTTGTGCTGGTCAAAGCACTTGAGATTGATGGATCATCCAATTCAGACTGGACTGTCTTCCATTCAAGTCTTGGTGGTACAAAAGCAGTATATTTAAATCAACAAAATGCTGCTGGTTCAACAGGTTCTTGGAATGATACAGAACCAAATGCACATGTAATCACTCTTGGAACTGCACATGTGTCCAACTTAAGTCCAAATGATTATATCGCATATGCGTGGCACGATGTCCCTGGCCTACAGAAATTTGGCAAATATGTCGGAAATGGAACTGCGGATGGGCCCTTCGTTGAAGTAGGTTTTCGTCCGGCAATAATTTGGGTGAAGAATACGTCCAGTGGTTCAACTAATTGGGTCGTATTTAGCGAAGTCATAGATGATATAAACCCTGCGTACAAGAGACTACAACAAAATTCTACTTCCACAGAAAACACTGATACAACAACAAATGCTACATTTGATATCCTAAGTAATGGATTTAAATCCCGTGGTGGTGATGGTACATTTGTAAATACATCTGGTAATAATTATATCTACTGTGCCTGGGCAGAAGCACCATCGACCAACCTGTACGGTGCTCAGTCCAACGCAAGATAACCTAAATAACTAAAAACATATCGCCATGGCACTTGGGAGACCGATATCACTTACAGGCAATGTCGCCTCAAAAATAATCAGGGTTCTTGCCACCAATGGTCAAACTTCATTCACTGTAACTGGTGGATATCGTATTAACCAAATCGGTGTGTTTAGGAATGGTGTTAGACTTTCTAACAACACTGACTTTACTGCACTTGATGGTGTCACTGTAACACTCGTTGATGCAGCTTCCCTTAACGACGAAGTCCTCTTTGAGATTCAAGATGACTTTAGAGTTTCTGATGCTATCGTATCAGCAGCATCCACCCAGACAGTCAGTGGAGATCTGACGGTCACTGGTACTGTTTATGGCGCTTCGGTTGGTATCCAGTCAGCAGGATCACTGGTTGGAGTCGCTAAAACACTCAACTTCATCGGAACTGGAAACACCTTCGCGGTGAATGGTTCTGTTATTGATGTCAGTATCGCTGGTGGCGGTGGTGCTGGTATTGGTACGGCTATTAAGTATTCTGACGAACAGACCGATACACCATTCAGTTATATTCAGGCATCGACAACAATTCCTGAGAACTTGTTGATCGACTCGACTAACGCTGGTGATTCTGATACTTATGTCATATCTCTCATTCCCAGTATTGAAGTTGCATCTGGTGTAGCTGTAACTGTTGGAACTGGTAAGACTGTTGTTATTGATGTACTTCAAATCGGAGATGTCTGATGTCTAAAATTGTATCGAATAACATTTCTCCAAGATCTGGAGACACAGTCACCGTCAACGGTAATATCTCTGTCGGTGGAACACTTACCTATGAAGACGTAACTAACGTTGATTCAGTTGGTATCATCACTGCAAGAAGTGGTCTTGTTGTAAGTGCTGGTGGTGCTAATATTGTCGGTGATGTAACGGTTGCAGATAAGATTGTCCACAGTGGTGATACTAATACATCAATTAGATTCCCTGCTGCTGATACATTTACAGTAGAAACTGGTGGTAATGAGAGACTTCGTGTAACCTCTGGTGGTCTGATTGATGTTAGTGGAGGCATTCAAGTCTCGGAGAATGTAACACCATCATCTGGCGCTGGATTAGAACTTTTTAGAGAAGGAGGCGGAGCAGGACAAGTTCAAGCATATGATAGAGACAATGGTACTCAGCTTCCTCTCATTTTAAAGGCTAGTCAGATTCAAATATTTTCTGGTGGAAACACAGAAAGACTTCGTATCACCTCAACAGGTGGTGTTAACTTTAATAATGGTGAACTAATTGAGAGAGTTAAAATTACCGCTGGTAAGTTGAGTGATAACACCAATATCAACCTTGAAGATGGTATGGCACACCTCTTCACCACAACTGAGACTACAACATCTACACCAAACATTAGAGTTAATTCATCAACAACACTGAACTCCGTAATGGCAGTCGGTGATGTGATTTCTGTGAACATCATTACCACTGCAGCTGCAGCAGGTTACTCAGCACAATTGACCATTGATGGCGTGGCAGTCACCGAGAGGTGGAATGGTGGTTCTGCACCATCAACAGGTGGTTCCAGTGGAAATGATTTCTATACATATAGTATCATCAAAACAGGTGATGCGGCATACACAGTTCTTGCTAACGTAGCCAACTTTGCTTGATAGGAGGTAGTTATGTTTGATAGGTGGTTTAAGAAGGAAAAACCATTATCCACCATGTTGGGTTTTGGTGGTGGTAATGCTGGTGTGTTAGTTGGTGGTGGAGGTATTGCTGTTCCTCCTGGTGGACCATTTTCCGTATCAGGTGGTAATGCAAACAACACATCTGGTGGATACAAATATTTTTACTTCACCAGTGGTGGTGCTTTAGAAGTCAGAAATGATGGTACTTCTGGACCATTCCCGATGAGCTTTATGCTCCTTGGTGAAGGCGGTCAAGGTGGATCCACAGGTGGTGGTGGAGGAGCTGCAGCTGCATTCGTTCAAAAGATTGATTATCAGATCGAAGGTGTACCATCAAGTCAAGTAAGTTGGCCTGTCACTATCAGAACCACATCAGCCCCAGTTAGTTCTGGTACTGCTGGTGCTAATTCAGATTTTCAAATTCCTACAATATCTAAAACCTTTGTCTCCGCAGGTGGTGGTGGAGGAGGTCCAGGTCCTGGTGGCTCTGCTGGTGCTGGTGGTGGTAGAAACGACGGAAATGGAGGTACTCCTGGAGTAGGTTCCTTAAGTGATATTGATGGTGATGGAAATACACCTGATGTTGGCATCAGAGGAACTGGTGGTGATGGTTTACTCACAGCAACATACGCTGGTCCAGGCGGTGGTGGCGGCGGTGGTGCCGGTGCAGGTGGTAATGGAGCTGATGCAACTGGATCTCCTAATGTTGCCGGTAAAGGTGGATTAGGAAGAGCTGCATTCTTGGGTGACACTGGAGTTGCATCATCATATGGAACACCAGGACCAGGACCAGGTAGATGGTTTGCTGGTGGAGGCGGAGGAGGTCAACACGACAGTGGATCAGCTGGTGCGACACCAGACGCCGGTGGTGGTGGTGCAGGTGGTCCTAGCTCACCTAGCCCTGTCTCTGGTGGTGGTCAAGACGCTATGGGAGCTGGTGGCGGTGGTGGTGGAGGACTTGCTAACTCCTTCCCTGGACCCGTTGCACCCAGTGGTGGTGGTAGTGGAATTCTTATTGTAAGAGTGCCCACCAGTATCCTTACATAAATAACTAAAAACATATCATCATGTCGAGAATTCATGTAGATGACATATATGATAAGCAGGGTGTAGGAGCTCCCTCTTGCCCTGCTGGTATTGTTGTAACTGGTGTTACCACATCTACCTCCTTTTCTGGAGCACTTACTGGTAACGCTTCCTCTGCTACTGTTGCAAGTGGTTTACAGGGTACACCAAATATTACTGTTGGATCAGTTGTAGCTACCACTGGTACCTTTAGTGGTAATGTGTCTATTGCTGGAACTCTTACCAAGGAAGATGTAACCAATGTTGATGTTGTGGGTCTTGTCACAGCAAGATCTGGTATCAAAGTCACTTCTGGTGGTCTTTCCCTCAAGGGTCAACTGAAAGAACAAGTTAATGTCACTGCCGGTAAGTTGAGTGACAACCTTGATATCAACATTGATAACGGTAATATTCACCTCTTTACAACTCAAGAGACAACCACTTCAACTCCCAACATCGTATCCACTGCTGGTATCAATACAGACTTGGCAGTTGGTGATGCAATCTCAGTCACTGTCGTTACAACAGCTGCAGCAGGAGGATATTCTGCACAACTGACTATTGACGGTGCTGCTGTAACAGAAAATTGGACTGGAGGATCTGCTCCTTCTGACGGTGGTTCGAGTGGTGTTGATATCTACGCTTACACTATCATGAAAACCGCAAGTGCCACATACACTGTTATAGCAACACAAACCAAGACTTCTTGATAGGGGGGTTGTAATGTTAGATAAGTGGTTTAAAAAAGAGAAACCCTTTCAAGGATTTGCAGGTTTCGGTGGTGGTGCCGTCAGTAGACTAGTTGGTGGTGCTGCTGCAAACACATTTGATGTAAGTGGTGGTAACGCTACATCCACTGGTGGTGATTATAAGTATTTTTATTTTACAAGTCCAGGAACCTTGACAGTAGCATCTACTGCTGGGACTGGTGAATTGGCGATGTCATTCATGCTCATCGGTGCTGGTGCTGGAGGTGACAGTACTGGTGGTGGTGGAGGCGGTGCTGGTGCCTTTATTCAAAAGATTGATTATCCAGTCCAAAGTATTCCATCATCCAATGTAACAATGCCTATTAGTATTGGCAGTGCCAGTACTAGTCCATATGAAGCTGAAGGCAGCCCCTCCTCATTTGCGATACCAAATGCGTGGAATTCAAATTCACCAAAAACATTTGCAGCTAATCGTGGAGGACGAGGAAGATCAGGTACTGATGGCAACCCTGGTGGATCTGGTGGTGGTGGCGGTCGTGGTGGCCCGAATGCTGGTGGTAACGCTACATCACCACAAACTATTGATGGAGTAGGAAACACACCAGATGCTGGAATAGGTTATCCTGGTGGTGATGGAGCTCAAAACTTTCCTGATACTGGAGGTGGTACAGGTGGTGGCGGCGGTGGTGCCGGTGGTGCTGGATATGATTCTCCTGGAAGTGATAACCAACCTTATCAAGGTATTTCTGGAGGTCAAGGTGGTAACGGAAGAGCAGCATTTGCTGGTGATGTAAATGTTTCACCAAGTTACGGAACACCTGGACCAGGACCTGGCAGATATTTTGCTGGTGGTGGAGGTGGTGGAAACCACAGTAAATCTGGTCCTGGTGATTCTCCTGGAGGTGCTGCTGGTTATGGTGGTGGTGCATCAGGTAGTCCAAGAAACTCTCCAAACTTTGGTGGAACACCTGTCACTGCTAACACCGGAGGTGGCGGTGGTGGAGGTGGAGGAACCTCCAACGGATTTGTCGGTGCTGGTTCAGCTGGTGCTTCTGGAATCTGCATCGTCAGAATTGCACAGGAGAACATTTCTAACTAAATAACTAAAAAGAACTGATATGTCACAGATTAATGTTGACAATATAAAGAGTAGAACTGGAGGGGCCATCAATGCACCCGCTGGTATCAATGTAACTGGTGCTGCTACTTTTTCTGGTAATGTATCAGTTGGTGGTACCCTTACATACGAGGATGTCACTAATGTTGACTCAGTTGGTATCATCACAGCAAGATCCGGTCTTGTTGTGACTGGAGTTGCAACTGCGACAACATTCTCAGGAGCTCATACAGGTGATGGCACATCACTTACACTTGACACTCAAGACTTGACTATCAGGTCTTGGCTCTTCACTGGATAAATAACTAAAAAAGGACAATGGCATTTTCAAACGTAAAACTGAGTGATGTTGTCGTCGTGTCCGCTGGATCGACTACAGATATCATCACTGTAGCATCTTCAAAGAAGGTTTATATTCGATCAATCATGGTGCACGCTGGCACCGCTGTCACAACCACTGCTCAGGTTTATGTTGTTCCTAACGGTGGTAGTGTTGCCGACAGTACAAGAATGTTCAATGTTGACGTTGTTACCAACGAAACAGTCTTGATTGAACCATCATTCCCCATCGTCCTTGACACCAACGGAGACAAATTGTCTGTTGGTGCAGGTGCTTCAACCGTCAACGTATTCATCACAGGTGATAAGGAGGCTTGATAAATGGCTCCATTTAGGTCAAGTAAAGGTAAAGACTCTATTGTCAGTAAGTTACTGAGAATCTCTTCAGCATCAAAGCTCGGTTTAGGTCTTGGTGCTGGTGCTGCTGAGGATGAGACTTTTCAGGCAGTTGGTGGAATTACACAGGTTTATACCCACCCCAACGGTAATGACTACAAATCTCACAAATTTACTGCCAATGGTACTTTCACAGTAACATCTGGAACTAGTGATGTTGATGTTCTCCTCGTCGGTGGCGGCGGTGGTGGCGGTGGATCCCACGGTGGTGGTGGAGGTGCCGGAGGATTTAAGGTTCTTGCAGATCTTTCAGTCCTGACTCAAGTATATCCAGTCACAGTTGGTGCGGGTGGTAATAGAGGAACTCAAAATAATGAAGCAGGAAGTAAGGGTGGAGATAGTGTAGTATTCTCTCAAACAGCAGAGGGTGGCGGTGGAGGTGGTTCCTACGCTGGTCAGGTTGCTGGAGATGGTGGATCAGGTGGTGGTGGTGCAGGATCAGCTCCCCCCTCACAGAATGGTGGAGATGGTAATGCTCCAGAAGGTAATAATGGAGGTAATGGATCATATGATGGATCTGCCGGACACGGTGGAGGAGGTGGAGGTGCCGGTGGTGCTGGTGCTAACGTAGACCCCTCAGGTGCTGGTAATGGTGCAGGTGCCGGTGGTAATGGTGGACCTGGTTCTACCAATGACTATGAAACTGGATCAAATCAAACTTACGCTGGTGGTGGCGGCGGAGGTGCTTGGGGTTCTACAACCCGAGGAACTGGCGGACCCGGTGGTGGAGGAAATGGAAATAATACTGGAGCTCCAGGAACTGATGTGGCAGGCACTGATGGTCTCGGTGGAGGCGGCGGTGGCGGTGGTGATGGTAACACCCACGGAGCCGGTGATGGTGGAAATGGAGTTATCATCATTAGATACCGCGTATAATTAACACCCCATGTACCTATGATATATAATATCACTGACTATATCATAGGTACATGGCTTTTCAATCGGTATGGTACTATACAAACCTGCCTGAAGATATTGTAGATATCATCGAGAGAGATCTGACGAAGACTTTTGATCCTCAAATGGCAGACTCCCGTCTTCACGGAGATGCACTTAACAAGGAAAAACGCAATTCACAGAACGCGTGGATTGATACTTCACACTGGGTGGCAGGATTCTTGTGGCACTATGTCCAACGTGCCAACCGTGAGAACTTCTTGTATGACCTGAGAAATATCGATGGTGAAAGTCTTCAATACACTCGATATGGTGAAGGTCAGTTCTACGGATGGCATAATGATGCTGGACTGGCAACACAATACAAACCAGTAAGTGTTGGTAATCGTGCAGAGGGTTTGCACCAAGACTTCGTGAATGAGAACATTGAACTTGTCCGTAAGTTGTCATTCTCCATCCAACTCTCAGATCCTGATGACTATGAGGGTGGAAACCTTCAGTTGTTGGATGAGGCTGGACAAAGTTACATTGCTCCACGACAGAGAGGATGTATTGTTCTGTTCGACTCTCGTACTCAACACCGAGTTCTGAAAGTAACAAAAGGTGTGCGTAAGTCTATCGTTGGGTGGACTGTTGGACCACGTTGGAAGTGAGGTAGATATGGCAGAACAAATGACATTGGAACAACTTGCGTTCCAAGAGAGAAAAAACACAGGTACATCAAAGACGAAAGATGCAGGGTTCGAGAAGAACGGATACCTGTTTATGAAAGACTTGTGGGATCCGAAGGAACTTTATAGTCCTGTTCCTCCTGAAAAAGGACAATACAACTATTGGGATAAGAACCTTGAACACTTTACTCTTGCTCCTGTTGAAATGCAGGTAGAAGGTTCTACTTCTCGTTATTGGTATCCACAATATCGTTCCATTCACTCTGGTATTCGTCGGAAACTGGAGAAGGCTATTGGTTGTAAGTTGTATAACACTTACTACTATGATCGGTTCTATTATCCTGGACAAGAACTGACTAAACATGCTGATCGTGATGCCTGTGAGATCTCTGTGACTGTACACGTCAGCACTAATCTTCCAGAATCAGAATCTAAGTGGCCTATCTGTATCAAGACACCCGATACTTACACTGATGAGACTAAGGCAGAGATTCTTGTCCCTGGTGAAGAACGATCAGTAGTCCTTGAACCTGGTGATGGTATGGTATACAAAGGTTGTGAGAGACCACACTGGAGAGACCCAATGCCAAGACCTCGTCGCAGAAAGAGAGATATTATTCTTCGTAGACCTGAGACTGAGTGGTATTATCATCAGATCTTCTTCCACTATGTTCTCCAAAATGGTTTACGAGCACAGTGTGCATGGGATAGATCACGATGAAGAAACCACTTTTTGAATATCCCTCGTATCAATATGAAGTCAGTGATTGGGATTTTAAGAAGAAGGCTATCCTATCTAAGATCAAGAAACAGGAGTTCAGGAGAACTGAACTCCAAAACTTTGAGACTGACAGACAAACCAATAACAAATCATATGTAAATTGGTTGTCCAATCTATTACATGAGGAATTGAGTGCATTTTGTCAAGAGGCAGAGGTCTCCTGTAAGATGACTGATGCCTGGACAGTAAGATACCAGAAAGGTGATTATCAGACGACACATAATCACAGAGGGTGGGGATTTAGTGGTATCTTGTATCTTGAATATGACCCAAAGGTTCACGAATCCACCACATTTGTAGCACCGTGGCAAGACCCTCGTCATGACACTACATCACTTGTGAGACCAAGTGTCAAGGAAGGAACAATAATACTGACACCATCGTATACTCTACACTTCCTTAATCCCAATAAATCACGGAAACATAGGACTATTTTAGCCTTCGACTTATTACCAGACACTCCGTCACACCAGAGAGTATATAAATAACTCAAAAGAGCATTTAAGATGGCAAGTAATGCTGCGGAACTAGCCAGTTTATTATCGGGTGATACCTTTGTAGTTAATAATACAACCGAGAAAGTCGGTGTTGGAAGTACCACTCCAACAGAAGCACTGACCGTTGTTGGTGTTGTAAGTGCCACGTCTTTCTTTGGAGATGGTTCTCAACTTGAGGGTGTCGCCAGTGCAGGATTAGGAACAGCGATCAACTCTGATGTAGCTGGTCTTGATGTCATTTACTACACTGACGAAGTTCTTACTATCAATGACACTGTCACCGTTGATGTACCCTCCACGGCAAAGATTGCATATACTCAATATGCTGAGGTCGTTGTAGCTGATTCAAAGGATTTGATCATCGCTGATGGTGATGATTTCATCCCCGATGTACTTGGACTATCTACAGAAGGTGTCTCACCATTAACTGGTGCTGGTGGTAGAATTCGTGCAGATAACTTTACCAACAAAGCAGGAAATGGAGCTCCAACATTCGGGACTGGATTGAATGTCACTGGTGAATTGGATGTCACTAGTGCTATCAATGTTGGATCCGCAGTGACGATGAACTCAACTGGTGTCAATGTTGTTGGTGTCGTTACCGCAACATCTTTCAAAGGTGATGGTTCATCTCTCAGTAATCTCCCTGCCTCTGGTTTGAGTTCTGCTAGAGTGTATACATTCAATCAATTGTTCTCCTAAATAATCAAAAAGACATAAGATGGCAAACCCCAACCTTCTTGGAATCTCCAATGTAACTGGTGTTACAACTAATATCGTCATGGGTACCACAGGCATCGGTTCTGCGTACCAAACTGTCTTGTCTAACGCCGCAGGAAGTGGCAAAGTATATAAGATCATCACAATCTTGGCAACTAACAAGATGACTGATTCTTGTACCCTTGATGTCAATATCAATATGGAAGCCGCTGGTGCTGGATCGTCAACTTCACTGGCTGACTCTATGACTGTCCCAGCACTGGCAGGTCAGATTGTTGTTGATAAGAACACACCAATCTATTTGATGGAAAATAGATCCATCGTTGCTGCTGCAAGCACTGATACAGACATCACTATTTCTTACGAAGACATTTCTTGAGGTACATATGAGTAGTAGATTTAGAGCTGGTCGCGTCGGTAAAACTCAAGGCACCTCGGCCACAGACGCTCCTGGTATTTGGGGAATGGAGCAGGCCACTGCTTTTAAGAGAGACGGTGCTTGGATCAGAAATGTAGCATCTGGTGGAAATGTTGATGCTCAAACACCAGGAAATGGATATGTTTATCATGTATGGACTTCTCCTGGAACTTTCACCATTCCAGCTGACTTTCCTGCAAATCAAAAATGGGATGTATTGTTAGTTGCAGGTGGTGGTACAGGTGCTGAATTTGGAGTACCAAATGGTGCTGGAGGTGGAGGTGCTGGTGGTGTCGTTCACCACGAACAACTACTTGCAACAGGAGTTCTGACTATCACCATCGGAGATGGTGGTGGACCTGTTGGCGCTTCTGCAAAGGATAACGGTGATGACTCCACAATCGTCTCACCCACAGGTCCTTGGACATTGACGGCCAAGGGTGGTGGTGCTGGTGGATATTTTGGAACAGCAGGAGATGCTGGTGGATCAGGTGGTGGAGGAGGTGGATATGGTGGTAACTATTCCAACACTCACGCACCTGGTACTCAACCAGCACAGAACGGACCATTTCAAGCACAAACAGGATTTAATCAGTACGGTAATAATGGTGGTGCTCCTTCTGACTCTAACCCAGGAAACGCTGGTGGAGGAGGTGGATCAGGTGCAGTAGGTGGTTCTCACCCAGCGGCCGAAGGTGGACCTGCAGTATGTGCGGGTGGTAATGGACAACCTTTCCCAGGATTCGCAGGTCCTCTCTTTGAAGGTGTAGCAGCACTACCAGATGCTTGGAGATCTGCAGTTGGAGCTAATGGACAATATGCTGGTGGAGGTGCTGGACAGGCTCCTTATGGTTCTAACCCACTCACTGTTGGTGGTGTCGGTGGTGGAGGTGGTTATGTACCCGATGGCCAGGGTGGTGGAACTCAACAAAAGGATGGTGTAGCCAACACTGGTGGTGGCGGTGGTGGTGTAAGTTCTGGAGGCGCTGGAAGCGGTGGTTCTGGAATCTGTATAATTAGGTATCAGGTATAATTTAATCTTGGATAAATTTATTTTTAGAGAGAAGAAATCACTCTCTGGTGACACTTGTGAAAAACTCATCAATCTGTTCAACCAATCCTCTGACACTGTAAGAAATGTCAGAGGATATACTTATGCAACTCTTCAATTACAGAGATTCCCAAGTATCGTTGATCCCCTCAATCTTGGAATACAGAAGTATCTCAAAAAACATAAGTTTTTGAGAGAAGGTCCTGGTATGTGGGGTTGGTCTGACTATTTTTTACTTCAAAAGTATGAGGTAGGTGAGTGTTACAAAGGTGAACACATGGAACATGGTGGAAGTGAGTATGATTGTAGAAGAATTCTTGGGTGGATGGTATATCTGAATGATTGTGATGGTGGAACAAGATGGCCTCAACAAAGATTTACCACAAGACCTAGACAAGGTGATCTTTACATCTGGCCAGCTGGTTGGACACACAGTCACCATGGTCTACCTGCGTCAAAAGAGAAATATATATTGACTGGTTGGTGCGAACTAGTTAATAAATAAAGATAAAAAGATGATCGTAACTTTCACGACTACTTTTGAGACAACGATGTTTCCTTACACACATGAGTCATTTGATGACTTTGCAGCTGATGCAAAAGTCCTTATGACTGAACTGTTTGAGGGAGCATGTCCCGACACCACAAATGTTGTGGTGGGTTTCACAACATCTTAAGCCAATAAATAACTAAAAACATTGCGTCATGTCAAGAATTAGAGCTGATAGAATTGTTGATAGGAATGCCACTGGCGCCCCCTCGTTTCCTAACGGCGCAGTTGTAACTGGTGTGGCAACGGCCACAAGTTTCTCTGGTAATCTTATCGGTAATGCAACAGGCCTTACTGGATCACCTACCATCACAGTAGACGGTCTCACCGCCACTGGGGCTGTGTCCCTGGCTGGGGCTGTGTCGATTGGTGGCACTCTCACATATGAAGATGTATCTAATGTTGATTCGGTTGGACTGATCACAGCAAGAACTGGAATCAATGTTACCGCTGGTGGTGTTAATATTGTTGGTGGTGGACTTACAGCTGTTGGCGTAGCTACTTTCTTCACTGGATTCCACACACACGATATTATCGCAGAGGAAGTAAATGTCACTGCTGGTAAGTTGAGTGATAATACCAATATTGATTTGGAAAATGGAATGGTTCATCTGTTCACCACAACAGAATCCACTACATCAACACCTAACATCAGATATAATGGTTCGACCGCACTCAACGCTAAGATGAGTATCGGTCAGTCAATTGTTGTCACTCTAATTACAACAGCTAACGCTTCTGCATATTCAGCAAATATCACGATTGATGGTGGTGCGGTAACAGAGAATTGGGTTGGAGGATCTGCTCCTTCTGACGGTGGTTCGAGTGGAGTTGATATTCACTCATTTACTATCATTAAGACAGCAAACGCCACATTCACCGTTATCGGTAATCATAGTAAGACTTCTTGAGGAGGGTAAATTATGAAGGAACATCATAAGAAAGAAAGACCTATCCTCTCCATGCTTGGAATGGGTGGTGGAGGAACTGGTAACATGTTAGGAGGAATTAAGGACCTAGGACCCATTCAAGCCACTGGAGGTGATACATACACTCCAGGTGATGGATACAAATATCACAAATATGAATACAATAGTCCTTCAACTTTTGTAATCTCTACTGGACAAGGCACTCTTGAAGTAGCAACCCTCGCTGCTGGTGGAGGTGGCGGTGGTGGTTCAGGTAATGGTGGAAACAACCCTGGCGGTGGTGGCGGAGGAGGAGGAGGAACTCTTCAGGCTGACATTGAAATCGTAGGGGCAATGACTTGTCCTGTCACTGTGGGTAATAAAGGTAATGCTGGTGGTGGAGGCGGTGGTGCCTCTAATGGAAATCAAGGTGGTAATTCAGTATTTACAGTTCCTTTTGGTAACATCACTTCAACTGGTGGTGGAGGAGGTTCTGGTGGCCCTCAGGGACTTGGTGGTGGTGCAGGAACAAATAGTAATACAAGCACTCCTAAGATTACAGTGAATGACGATTATGATGGAGGTAATGGTGGTAATAAGTCTTCTGGATCTGGTGGTGCTGGAGGTCCTGCAGGATTTAGAAGTCCAACAAATCACCCACAGGCATCCAAATGGTATTATCCCTACTTTGCACCTGGTCAAGGTGCTTCAGATACTGGCCACAGTAGTCCTGCACCCAGTGCCAATAACTATGGTGCTGGTGGAGCTGGAGGAACAGGATCCTGGGATGGCGGTGCAGGACAACCAGGTTCAAATGGCACAGCTGGTAGAGTTGTGATAAGATATCTTATCACCAATCCATAATCTCATTTTTTTTATAATGGACTTTATTGAAAAATATGATAATGTACTGAATAAAACTCAGTGTGATCAAATTATTGAGCTTTTTGAGGATTTTCATGAATATCATCACGAAGGAAGAGCTGGAGGAAAAGTTGATTACGAGTTGAAAAAAAGTACTAGTTTAGACTTTACTATTGATCCCTCCAGATGGCAAGGACATGATATTGCTTTGGCAAGTTTGATTTTCCCTCCACTTCTTGAATCCTTAGACAAATATAAGAAAAAATATTATCTATTGGATAGTTTGGCATCGTGGAGTATGAATAAAGACTACCACATGCAAAGATTTGACAAGGATGATGGATATTATGCTATTCATTGTGAACAAGAGGGACCTACATCAAGACGCATCATAGCTTGGATGTTCTACTTAAATAATGCAAAATGTGGTACGAAGTTCTATTACCAAAATAGAACAATTAGTGCAAGACAAGGAAGATTGTTACTTTGGCCAGCAGGTTGGACTCATATGCACTCTGGTATTGTTCCAAATATTGATACAAAATATATCATCACTGGTTGGTATTCATTTGATGATGATGATACAACTGTGACACCTCTAAAAGAGAACACTTGACACCCTGTGGGAAACCATGGGGTTTTATTATGCCGATACATACACACAGCCTATGAAGTACACAGGACTTGAGAAATTGATCTTCATACTCTCGTTCTTCTGGGCCATGAATTGGGGTGTCCGTGTGACACAGGCTGGTATCAATGCATTGTATTGAATTTGAGAACTGTAGAAACTCCTGTGAGGAGGTTGTACTCTGGTTCCTGAGGGAATACCTACCTGATGGTCTATTCTTCCTTACAGTGGAAGAGAAAGACCTCTCAGAAGAAGGTGTGGATGGTTGGTGTATGAGAGAGACACAGAATGAGTTCTTGATACAAATAGACAAGAACATTGTCATTCCATCATTCTACACTAGAGTGCTACTACATGAACTCTTTCACATGTATCAGTATTACAATGACCTAGACACTGATGAAGATGAGACTTTAGAACAGGAACACATCCTGCTTAACAAGTTCTATCGAAACCATTAGAATTAGGTTTGTCACCGTTAATCAAGATTGCGCTAAGACACTTAAGGGAGACCTATGAATTACGATGAGACCTGGGAAGCAATGAGCAACCTAGAAGATGCATTCAACAGGATCATGGCATTGGAGACAATGTTGAAGGACTTGAAGACTGCAGTTGATGAGAACAATCAAGAAGAAATCAAAGACATCACTGATGCCTGTGTTGCATTCATGCCTGTCTATGTTCAACAGTACAGCAAGGCAAGTATGAGAGCATGGAACAAGACTGTACGAGCCATTACACGAGAACGGAATGATCGACTTGATTATGAGGAAATCAAGAAAGGTCTAGAGAATGATCCTTACACACCCTTTCATCATCCTGTATAATGACATCAAAGGCTGATTTGATTCTGGCAAAAGAGTACGTTGAGAAGACTCGTGAGTTGATCCGTGACAATCCTTATCGACAGTATATGGATTTACATCTGAATACTGTGTTTTGGGAACTTGATCGTCAAATTACGAATCTCAATGTTACAGACGGAACCAAATAAATATTTTCAGACTTGACCTCTATTGGTAACTATCATGTCTACTCCACGTCTCAGAGATCCATCCGATCCTCTGTATGATCCCACTGATAAGTGGAATGAATACAAAGTGGATCTGCATTGTAATGAGCAACACTCAGAAGATGAGTGGGATCCTACAACAGAAGGTAAACTTTCTGACCCACAAGAACGACATAAGGATAAAGTACTAGATGAGTACTGTGATACTCACCCAGGTTCCCCCATGTGTAAGGTATTCGACGAATGAATCAGAAACAGAAGGACGCTCTTGGACTCATGATCGAGAGTGTTCATAAACCAGATGCCAAACTCCGTGGTTGTGCACACAATCAAGAATGTTTTAACGAACTGATGGAGTGGAGACAGAAGATCCTTGAATACCTGTATAGTCATGAAGCGAGTTGAGTTCGTATTTGAAACAGAAGAGTTGGTCTTTGGGAACTATGATATCATGTACCCTCAGACCACAGATAAGAAGACTATTCGTTCTTCCTTTGATGGTGATGTGAAACTGAAGAAATACTTCAGTCATTATATTCACTGGTTACTTGAGATTGGATTTACCAAAGAGGAGATCCAACAACAAATGCATCGTTATTGTAATTACCAAGATGAAATTTCTTCTTCAGTATGACAAACCCAAGAAAAAGGGTTATGCAAAACAGAATGTTACATTCTATGACATAAACGATGCCATCTGGTGGGAGAAGGTTATTCTGGAGAGAGGTTGTAAGAACACAGCCATCATCCCCGTTGACTAATGGAACTCTTCTTTCATCGTGCTCCCGAAGGTTACGAGTATTTGATCGACTCGTTCAACAAGACCACCAAACGGATCTGGATCATCAACAATCGATTTGATTTTGTACACATGGAGGGTAATGGTCAACCCAAATCTGTGTGGGGTTTCTACAAACCCAAGTCCAAGAAGTTCTATCGTCCTATCAACCATAAAAAGATTGGTGAGGAGGTTGACATTCAAGATACAACTCCCTATTCTGCTATGAAATTAAACCTCAACCCACTCATGTCTGCACTCTATGGAAACCCGTAAGGACAGGATGAATAATCAATATTCTCCTCAACTACACGACTATGTCCGTTATCGTGCAGGTAAGTTGACACATGAAGGATGGGTATATTACAAAGGTGATGAACATATCACCATCGAACTCGGTGTTAAAGATAAGCCACATTGCGAGTATACTAGAGAAGAGAAACATAAGAAGATCCATGTTCTTCTAGTATGTCCTGTCTGGGATTGGGACAAACTAGAGTATGTCACCTCCAGAAAGGATTATCACGATGAATCATTCAGACATCCAATTGACTACTCCATCTAAGAGTTTTCAGTTTGAGAAACTCTCAAGAGATATCGATAAGATTGATGATCTTGAAGTGCTGAGAGAGATGACCAAGTGTCACATCAAGTTGTATCTCAAACAACAAGAGGTTGTGGCCAGTATGGCCACCATGTGATACATATTATAACTGAATACACATGATGAAGAGAACATTATTTGCAATTGCACTACTCCTGGGTGGTATGATTCCCGTGGGTGCATTTGATTACACGAAGAACCCTATCGAAGAGTCTGAGTATCGTACAAATCATTCGATGGGGTGTATGTTACTCCAAGAATGTACAGAAGGTGTTGTTGAGATCACCAGTCTTCAAGATATTGTAGATTACTATGGTGAATATCCTGAAGTTCCGAATGAGTTTAATCAACTCCTAGAAGTATTTGCTAAGATTGGTATCAAAGTATATCTGGCACCTGAGAAGTATTTTGTGAGTAATACTCGTGGTATCTACCACACAGTGTCAAACAATTTCTATCTGAATGATCACTTCATGAAGAATAGTGGTCATCTGATGTCAGTGATGAGACATGAAGGATGGCATGCAGCACAAGACTGTATGGCTGGAAGTATTGATAACAATTATATTGCCGTCATTCGTAATGATGAGGAGATTCCAGAACTCTGGAAGGAGATGGCACGACGTACATATCCAGCGAACGCTGTACCTTGGGAACAAGAGGCCACATGGGCAGGAAGAACTGAAGGGATGACACTTGAAGCACTACGTGCATGTGCCAGTGATACTCCGATGTGGGATATTATTGACCCCACACCACTGACACGTCAATTCTTGGTTGATAAAGGATACATCAAATGACATACAATAGTAAAACAGGTCTCTATAGTATTAGATTCAAGAAAGAACTGATTCATGAAGGATTGGATCACACTGTATGTTCTGAATTGATGAATCAATACAGAGAGAGATTTGACAATCTCAAAGATACTGGATGGCCACTCGAACCAGAACATCTTCATGTTGAAGAATTCTCTGGGACATATAAACTTGCACCAAAGAGATGACCACATTCTTTGTTATCGTCTTCACCCTCCTGTTGGTTGGAGGTATGCAACTCACAATTCCTGGTAGATATAGATGAATGTGGAGAATATGGTGTTACGCCCTCGGTCGTAAGGAGGGAAGAGATAAGAAAGATGCTGACCGTATTGCCATTATCAGAACATTGATAATGTTTCAGTTGATTGTGACTAACTTCTTTATCATTGCCGGTAATGTCAAGAACCTATGGTTCCAATCTCCAAACTGTCACATCAACACACCAAATGTGGAACACC